CTTTAAGGGTATCGCACTATTCGTAGATGGCGATATGATATGTAGAACAGATATAGCAGAGATCCTAGCTAACTTCAGTAATGACGAAGCCGTTAAAGTAGTCAAGCATTACTATACAACAAAGCATCCAGTTAAGTATCTAGGTGCAAAGAACGAAGACTATCCTAAAAAGAATTGGTCAAGCGTTATGTTATGGAATTGCTCACATTGGCTAAACCGTCAGCTAACGCCTAGGTTTATTCAGGATAAAACAGGTAAATATCTACACAGGTTTGAATGGCTCAAGTATCCAGAAGAACAAGTAGGCAAGCTAGACGAAACATGGAACTGGCTAGAAACAGAATACGAATATAACAAAGATGCTAAGTTAGTGCATCACACATTAGGCACACCATGCTTTAAAGACTATCAGAATACAGACTATAGTCAAGAATGGTGGGAAACATATCAACGGATGATCTATCCACTTAAGGGTAAAAACAGAGAAAGCGAACTATAATATGGCAGATCTAGCTAAACAATTAAGACAATTACAAGATGCTCAAAGGCTAAGAGAATTAGCTCAACAATATGGTTACAGCCAACAAGACATTAACACGCTAAGACAAGCATTACCTCAAGCAGCAGGTGCTATGATGCCTCCTCCGGCTCAAATGCCTCAGTATGTACCTCCACAAGGCCAAGTACCGCCAGCTCAAATGCGTGATTACACTTTAAAGCCTAAAGACTATGGTGCATTACCTCCAGTACCTATGCCATCTGTACCTGCACCTTCACAAATGTCACCATATATGCAAAACTTAACTAACCCAGGCTTAACAATGCAACAAAACTACATTGATCCTGCTATCATAGAACAAATGTACTATAGAGGGCTACTAAGCCGATAATAATAGAGGGCAACCAACCTATTAGGAGTTGCAAAACAATGGATAACAAAGACGAAAAAGAGAATAAAGTAGGAGCGCCAATAGGCAATACCAATTCTAGTAAAAACAATAGGATATGGGCAAATACAATTCGTAAATTAGCTGTACAAGAAGACTATAGACGTATACACGCTATTGCTGAAAAGCTATACGAAAAGGCAGCCGAAGGTGACTTAGGTGCTATTAAAGAAGTAGGCGATAGACTAGACGGTAAAGCTATAGCTACGCAAGAATTAACAGGGCCGGATGGTTCTAACCTACCTAGCGGAATAGGAATACTCTTTGTCAAACCAGACGATAGCCAAATTTCCGAGTAAGCTAGAGTTCTTATTTGAGCCACACCGTTATAAAGTAGCATACGGTGGTAGAGGTTCAGGTAAGTCATGGTCATTTGCTAGGGCCTTGCTTATACAAGCAGCTAACAAACCACTACGCATATTATGCGCTAGAGAAATTCAGAGATCTATTAAGCAGTCGGTGCATACCTTGCTGAATGATCAAATACAAGCATTAGGTTTAGGCGCTTTCTTTGAAGTATTAGAAGCAGAGATCCGTGGCCTTAACGGTAGCTCATTTAGTTTTACTGGACTAGCCAATAATACGGTCGAGTCAATTAAGTCGTATGAGGGTGTAGACTGTGTATGGGTCGAGGAAGCACAGACTGTATCACGCAAAAGCTGGGATATTCTTATTCCTACGATACGTAAACCAGGATCAGAGATCTGGATAAGCTTCAACCCTAATATAGATACAGATGATACATACCAAAGGTTTGTAGTAGAACCTCCAGAGAATGCTAAAGTAGTCAAGGTCAACTGGCAAGACAACCCATGGTTTCCGGATGTTCTTGAAGTTGAGCGTCAACATAGTTTAAATACTAACCCTGACTATGCAAATATATGGGAAGGTGAATGTAAGGCTGCAGTAGATGGTGCTATATACTCTAACGAAATAAGAGAGGCCCAGGAAGCCGGACGTATTACTAACGTACCTTATGATCCAATGCTTAAGGTTCACGTTGTTATGGACTTAGGATGGAATGACTCCATGTCAGTTATCCTATGCCAAAAAGGTGTATCAGACTTACGAGTTATTGGATACATTGAAGATGATCATAGAACATTAGACAGTTATTCATCTCAGCTAAAAGCATTGCCATATAATTGGGGAACTATGTACTTACCTCATGATGGCCAGTCTAAAGACTTTAAGCATGGTATATCAGCAGAAGATATTATGCGTAAGTTCGGATGGGATGTTAGAATTGTACCTCGTATGGATATAGAGGCCGGCATCAAGATAGCCAGGATGAACTTCCATAGAGTTTACTTTGATAAGTCAGCTAGTAGACTTGTTGAGTGTTTAAAGCATTATCGCAGAAGTATAAACTCTGCAACTAACGAACCTGGTGCGCCATTGCATGATGAGTATTCTCATGGAGCAGACGCATTCAGATATTTATGTACCTCTGCAGACGGAATGAAGAACGAGTCATGGTCTAGTTCAGAGATACAATATACAAACTTAGGAATTGTTTAATGAAGATACAAGACTCAGAAATTGTTGCACGTATAGAGGAAGAAGAGAATATAGCGTATGGTGTCAATGACGCTACTCTATCCAATGATCGTGCTGAAGCTATCGACTATTATCTAGGTGAACCATTTGGAAATGAAATTGAGGGCAGATCTCAAGTTGTTTCATTTGACGTTCAAGATACTATCGAGTCAGCATTACCACAGTTATTAAAAGTATTTGTATCAGGTGACCAAGTAGTTAAGTTCGAGCCTAAAGGTCCAGAGGATCAAGACGCTGCTGATCAAGAGACTGACTACATTAACCATGTGGTTATGGAAAAGAATGAAGGTTTCAAGATATTCTATGTATGGTTCAAGGATGCGCTTCTATCTAAAAACGGATACGTTAAAGTTTACGCTGAAGACGAAGAAGAAGTAGAAGAGTATGAATATGCTGGCCTAACAGATGGCCAATTACAAATGTTAGCTTCAGATGAAAAGACTGAAGTATTAGAACATACAGCATATCCTGATCCTAGTGTAGATATGAATGCACTCATGGACCAAGCATTAGCTATGGGCCAAGATCCTGCTACGATCATGCAACCTATGCTTCATGACGTTAAGCTCAAGGTTACAGAAAAGAAGACAGAGATCTGCATTGAGAACGTAGCACCAGAAAACATGATGGTATCAGTTGATGCTAATGGTCCATCTTTAGATGATGCACGCTTTGTTCAACATAGAGAGATCATGTCTCTATCTGATATTGCTGAAGCATTTGACAAACCACTAGAATATATCAAGTCTATCATGTCAGACTTACGTGATACATTCGAAGAAGAGTCTAACGCACGTGATATTTATGATGAAGAATATGATAGAGCATTGCTATCAGATGAAGCTCTACTTAAAGACACATACATTAAGTTAGAAGGTGAACGCTACAGAGTCGTAGTATTAGGTAATACAGTTCTCTATAAAGAGAAAATGGAACACGTACCATTTGCATGTATTACACCAATGATCATGCCTCATAGACATATCGGTAGATCTTATGCTGACTTAACTATGGACATTCAGTTAATTAAGTCTACATTACTACGTGGCCAATTAGATAATATGTATTTAGCTAACAATGGCCGTTATGCTATCTCTGATCGTGTAAACCTAGATGATATGTTGACTTCACGTCCAGGTGGTATCGTGCGTGTAGATGGTGACCCAGGCTCAGGTATTATGCCTTTATCACATCCTCCACTACCAGCTTCTTCATTTGCTATGGTTGAATACATGGATAGCATGAAGGAAAAACGTACAGGTATTACTGCTTATAACCAAGGTTTAGACGCTAACAGTTTAAATAAGACAGCGACTGGCGTACAACAAATTATGACTGCTGCTCAACAAAGAGTTGAGTTAGTAGCAAGAACATTTGCAGAGACAGGTGTTAAAGACTTATTCAAGTTAGTCCATCATTTAGTTAGAACTACATTAACTAAACCGGATATTATCCGCTTACGTAACAAGTGGGTAGAAATAGATCCTAGAGAATGGGAAGACCGTAAAGACTTATCTATCTCTGTGGGCCTAGGTGCTGGTAATAAGGATCAACAATTAGCACACTTAGCAACTATTCTACAAGCTCAAAAAGAAGCATTGGCTATTGGCATTACTTCACCTGAGAAGATCTATAACGCATTAGCTAAACTTACACAGAATGCAGGCTTTAAGAACCCTGAAGAGTTCTGGATCAACCCAGCTAATACACCAGCACAAGAAGGCCAAGAACAAAAACCTTCAGAAGCTGAGATCATGATACAAGGTCAATTAGCTATTGAGAAACAAAAAGCAGACGCACAACTACAACAAGAGCAAGTACGTTCACAAAATGATGTTATAATAGAACGTGAGAAGATAGCAGCTCAAGCTGAGTTGGAACGCTTCAAGGCTCAACTTAAAGCAGAAACAGACTTAGCTATTGCACAAATTAAGGCACAGTCCGGAGTAATGTAATGACTATTGAAGAGTTATTAAGACAACAACCTCAATTAGGCCAAGGTGGTGCATCACAATATTTGTCTATGCCACAGCAACAATATGGCGCTAGTCAATATTTAGGTGGACTATTAGGCCCTGAGTTGAACTTTAGCGCTCCAAGTGGTACAATGCCTAGTTATAGTACTAACACATATCAGCCTGGACCATGGACTTATGACAAACAAAATGACATACAAGGCATGCTTCAGCAGTTAGCAAACGATAACCCAAGCCAAGGCATTTGGAGGCTATTTGCTTTAGCACCTAATAGTGCATGGACAAAAACAGGATAACTATGGTAGACAAAAGTTTAGAAGAAGTTAAACGTGGTGAACAAGCTGCGGTTATATTAGAGAACCCAGTTTATAAAGAAGCAATAAGCAAGGTTAGAGAGAACATTGTCAATACAATGACTACAAGTCCATTGGGTGATGAGAAGACTCATAACCGTTTAGTTATCGCACTACAGTTATTAAACCAAATTGATAAACAACTTACTGACGTAATGAATACAGGTAAGTTAGCAGCCATACAAACAGATAGACCAAAGTTTAAAATATTTGGGTAAGGACAAAGCTCACTTCGGTGGGCTTTTTTATTGTCTAATTTCAAGGAAAATATTATGAGTGACCAAGTCGTAGAACAGTCACCACAAAGCCGTTTAGAGGCTATGCTAGGTGATGATATTCAGTCTGATGTACCAGTTTTAGATACACCAGAAGAAGAACGTAAACCACAAGAGGCAGAGGCAGAAACTGAAGTACCTACTGATGAAGTAGAAACTGAAGAAGAAGCTGTAGATGACGCACCGGATGATCAAGCTGAGGAAGAAGAACAGTCGCAAGATGAAGTTCCTGCTATCCTTAAGTTAAAGGTTAATGGTGAAGAAGTCGAGAAACCACTTGACGAAGTCGTAGCATTGGCACAACAAGGGCTTGACTACACACAAAAGACACAACAAGTAGCAGAACAACGTAAAGAGCTAGAAGCCTATGCTCAGCAAATTAAAATGCAAGAGCAAGCCTTTGCAGAACAAATGCAACTTAACAATGTGTTAATTGAAGATGTAGCGAAGATCACAGCATTAGACCAACAATTAGGTCAATACAGTAACGTGAATTGGCAAGAATTGTCTGATAATGACTTTGTGGAAGCGCAAAAACATTTCTTTACATATAACCAACTACAGCAAGAACGTAGTGCATTAGTTTCACAGTTTGAAGCCAAAAAGCAACAAATAGCAAGTCATCAAGCTCAATTGATGTCAGAACGAGTAGCAAAAGGAAAAGAAGTCTTAGCTAAAGAGATACCAGGATGGAGTCAAGAGACTACCCAACAACTAGTATCTGTAGGCAAAGAGTATGGTTTTTCTGATGCAGAACTCAACTCAATTGTAGATCCTAGACACGTTAAGGTTTTGCATGACGCTATGCAATGGCGCAAACTACAACAGAATTCTACTGTAAAGAAAAAAGTATCAAGCGCTAAACCTGTAGTGAGACCAGGTGCTAAAGATACAAAAGCGGAAGCTACGTCTAACGTACGTAACTTACGTGAGCAATTACGTAAGACAGGTAAGTCAGACGCAGCACAAAAACTTATCGAACAAATGATCTAATTTACAAAGGAAAAAAACATCATGGCAGTTTCAGCAACCAATAGTTATACCGGTAAAGGTATAGCGGAGTCATTCGAAGATATTATCTTTGATATTTCTCCAGAAGATACACCATTATTATCAATGGCAAAGCGCATGACCGCCGGCCAGACCTATCACCAATGGCAAACAGACGCACTAGCTGCAGCAGCAACTAATGCAAACGTTGAAGGTGATGACGCTTCATTCGCAACATTACCTGCTACAACAGTATTAGGTAACTACACTCAAATTTCACGCAAAACAGTTCAAATTTCTAACACATACGACGTAGTACGTAAATACGGCCGTAAGTCTGAAGTTGCTTACCAACTCATGAAAGCTGGTAAAGAAATGAAACGTGACATGGAGTATGCTCTAGTACGTAACCAAGCTTCTTCAGCAGGTGGCGCAGCAACAGCTCGTACATCAGCAGGTATCGAGTCTTGGATCACTAACCGAGTAATTGCTACAGGTTCTACAGCAGGTACAACACCTGGCTTCTCAAATGGTACAGTTGCATCACCAACAGATGGTACTTCAGTAACATTTATCGAAGCAGACTTGAAGTCAGCTTTACAATTAGCTTGGACAGACGGTGGCGAGCCATCAACAATTCTTATGTCAGCAACTAACAAAGCTCGTTTCTCAGGCTTTGCAGGTATTGCTACTAAGTTTGTAGACGTACAAGTTAAAACACAAGCTACAATTACTGGCGCTGCAGACGTTTACGTTTCAGACTTCGGTAACCACACAGTTAAACTTGACCGTTTCATGAGAGATCAAGCTGTTCTCTGTATTGATCCTGGTTATGTTGGCTTAGCTTCACTACGTCCATTAAGCAAAGAAGAACTTGCTAAGACTGGTGACTCAACAAAATGGTTACTCACAGCAGAATACGCATTAGTGGTTCAAAACCCAGATGCACATGCTAAAGTACAAAACGTTGGTGCTTAGTAACTAGTTATGATACAATGGAGGGAGTTAATTCTCCCTCTTTGTATTTTTATATATGCCAATATTATTTGATCAAAATAGCGTAACAGGTGTAAGTCAGTACTTTGACTATGACCCAGCTAAAGATACATACTACCTAACTTCTACTCAAGACTTGAGTGGCATGTTAGACAAAATTAAAGAAGCAAGAGATAACCCAGACATTTGGGACAAAGGCGTTAAACAAGAATGGGCGCATTTTGCTAGCATTCCTCCAGTAGTGGAAATGCAATTAAAGCAAAAGGGTATAGATATATATAACCCTAACCAAACTAAAGAGCTTATAAAAGAAATAAACGAAAACTATCCATACTTAAAGCTAACTACTAAACGTGGCTAAATATATTATTATTGCATGCTTATTGCTTACAGGATGCACACAGTTTGCAGCATCTGTATCAGGCACATTTATAGGTAACATTGCTTCAGATAGAATGTTAAAAGAGATGGACAAAAATAAGAAGTAATGGACAGAGACGAATTAAAGAACGTACAGTTAGCTATACATGACCTTATCACTAAGGAAAAGTATGACTTAGCTATGCCACTTATTAATGAAGTGTTAATGATCTATCCGAATGATGCAGCGACATTAAATTTTGCTGGATACATTTGGTTAATGGGTGATAAACCTGCATTTGCATACCAGTACTTCCGTAGAGCATTACAAGAACAACCAGGTAACAAAGCATTATGGACTTCTCTAGGCCGTGCATGTCACGAAATGGATAACTTTGATGATGCTATTAAATACTTTTTAAAGTCAGCAGAATTAGATCCTAGCTATGCTATGGCATACTCTAATGCTTCAGCATCATTGGTCCAAATGTCACGTTGGGATGATGCAGAGAAAGCTGCTAAGATGGCTTTAGAATGTGACCCAAATGAATTACACGCACAGTTAAACTTAGCTCATAGTTATTTAGCTAAAGGCCAATGGGTAGAAGGCTGGATAGAATGGGATAAGTCACTAGGTGGAAAATTCCGTAAAGAATTAGTTTATGGTGACGAACCTAGATGGAATGGCGATAAAGATAAAACTATTGTTATTTATGGTGAACAAGGTTTAGGTGATGAGATATTCTACGCATCATGTATACCTGACGCTATAGACATTAGTAAAAAAGTTTATATAGACTGTGACGAAAGACTAGAAACATTATTTAGACGTAGCTTTCCTAAAGCTGAAGTACATGGTACTCGTAAACAAGATAATGTAGAGTGGTTAGATGGTATTACATTTGATGCTAGATGTGGCATTGG